TCAGGTTCAAGAAGATCCTGTCGAAACTTTTCGCAGGCCTAATGGTTTAGCTTATGAAATAGATAATGGTGGTAATAACGTTTATAAAGCTGAAGAAGTTTTTAATGCTAATCCAGTTGACGAAGGTAATAAAATTAAAAGGCCTGCTGGGGTAAATAAAACGATGTCTAAAGAAGAGTTATTATCAGAATCATTAAGAGAATGCGCTCCAGTTCGAAAAACATTAGATATTAATGAAACATAATGAAAAAAAATTTGAGGACATGTATGAGGTCATTGATAATGTAATCAAAAAAAGAAAATCTAAATGGCGTTTAAAAGCGATAGCTTGGTTTGATTTCGAAGATATAGAGCAAATAATAAAATTGCATATATATAAGAAGTGGCATTTGTGGGATCAATCAAGACCTATAGAGCCTTGGGTAAATAGAATTGCGACAAATCAAATAAAAAATATCATAAGAAATAACTACACTTCTTTTGCTAAGCCATGTTTATCTTGCCCTTTTAACACAAGCAAGGGTATAGAAATAACTTTTGAAAACTCTTGTGGGTTTACTTCTAGTCGCGCCCAATCAAGCGAATGCCCTCTTTATGCCAAGTGGGAAAAATTAAAGAAACCAGCTTTTGATATTAAAATGACAGTTAGCTTAGAAAATCATCAAAACTATTATATGTCATTTGAATCAACTAAAGATTATGATTATAAAACAGCAGAAGCTAGACTACACGAATTAATGAGAAACTGTTTAACTGATAAACAGTTTTTTGTTTATAAAATGTTTTTTATAGATTTTTTGAGTGATGATCAGGTAGCGGGAATATTAAATTTCAAAACTAACGAAAAAGGTAGAAAAGCGGGTTATAAACAAATAAAGAATTTGAAAAAAATGCTTTACGTTAAAGCTGAAAAATTAATAGATGAAAACGATTTATTTTCAGGATAGATATGTTAAGTGATAAAGATAAGATTTTTATAAATAAAAAAATAGAAGATGGTTTAAACGACTATGTTGTTATAGCCAAACTTTTGTTTGAAAAGGAGAAATTAACTGGCCGGTCTAAACAAGCTAAACTTGTGAGAGATTATCTTGTCGAAACAGGTATAATCGATAAAAAAAAGAAACAGTTTTTTTCACCAGCAAAAGAAGAGCTTTCAGATAATCAAAAAGAGTTTATTGAGCAAAATATTCAATCAGAAATGAGCCCCAAGCAAATTACTGAATTATTGTTTGCGACGAAAATTCAATCATCTAAAACTGCAAATTTTTATGCTACTGCTGAATATAGAGCGGTGCATAAATATATAAAAGAAACCCATCCAGACCTTTTGGTCGAAAATGAATCAGGAATTAATCAAAAGTATTCTGTTCCTCGTTCTTTAAAAACTGTTTTAAATAAGGTCAATAAATGGTGTGGTCAAACTTTAAACGAAGATAAGTTATCATTACAACATAGAAAATTTTTAGAACGTTTGTTGGTATATTTATCTAGCCCTCGTTTTGTAGGTAATTACGATGCTTATTCTTCTATACCAGATAAAGATCTTTTTGAGGCAGAATTTGTTCGTTCGGTTTGGGATAAACCTGATTTAACAATAGATGAAATTAATTTATATATCAATGTGTGTATGGATTATATTAATTTGCGTCAAATAGATATTAAGAAGAATAAAGTAAACAAAATGTTTAGTGAAACTCAAGAGCAAAATGATTTAACACTTAGGTTAACTGAGATTTTAAAAACCATTAGTGAAGAGTATAATCAATGTGCCAAAAGAATAGATCAAAGCATTCAGAAATTAAATGGTGAAAGAGCTAAAAGAATCGACAAGCATCATCAGAAGAATGCTTCTATTTTGAATCTAGTTGAACTTTTTCAAGACGAAAAAGAAAGACAAATGATGATTCAAATAGCTGATTTACAGAAACAAGCTATTCAGGAAGAAGCTGATAAATTTGAATCTATGTCTTCTTGGAAAGCGAGGATATTAGGCATTTCAAAAGAAGATGCTATATGATAAAATGTAAAGTATGTGATCAAGAATTTGAAACAGATAAGTCCTTACATGCCCATATTAAAAAGCATGGCCTTTATCAAGCTGAATATTATTGCAAATATTATCCTAAATTTTCTTTATTCTACAAGAAGCAAATACCTTTTTTAAATAAAAAGGATTATTTTTCAAAAGAGTTTTTGGATCTTAATGAGTTTTTGTTGTGGGAGAAAAGTGTCGAGAGTGATTTAGCTAAAGCTAAATGTTTAGATCTTTTTCAAAAAAGAATAGCTCAAAAAAAATATTCTTATGGTCCTTGTCATAATGAGTTGAATACTTTGAATTTGCCTCCAATTAATATATTAAAAAAACATTTTAAATCTTACACTAAAGCTTGTAGTTTGTTAGGTCTGGAACCTTTGTTAAATAAACCTATGCCAAAAAAGTTTATAGAGCCTTGTGAGGCTATTGATTTCGAAATGTTGGTTGACACAAGAGAGCAGGACCCTTTGCCGTTTAAAAAAACTAAGGTAGAAAAATTATATGTGGGAGATTACTTATTAAATAATGGCGAATATACATACACTTATGTAGATAGGAAAAGTGAATCTGATTTTTTAGGAACAATGGCTGGCGGGATTTCAAGGTTTAAAAAGGAAATAGAAAAAGCTGTTGCATTAGAATCATATTTATTTGTTGTTGTAGAAAGTGACATTAATAAAATTAAAAGCAATCAAAGTAAATTTAGAAAGAAATCTAATTTAGAATACGTTTTTCATAACATGAGAAGCTTAACACATGAATACCCGAGAAGAATTCAATTTATTTTTACGGGTAGTCGAAAAAAATCTATGCAGATAATTCCTCGTTTACTTTATTACGGCAAAGAATTATGGAACGTAGATATACAATATTATTTAGATTATGAGCTGGGAAACAGGTAGCCAAATACCAAGAAAAAACGAATATATAAGTAACGAAGATTTACTTAAGAAAAAAGGTTTTTTAGAAGAAAGAGAAGCTAAACTTTTATTTTATGAATTTTTAAGAAATAACACAACTTTTGCTACAGATTTAATCACTGGCGTTCAATTGTTCCCATTTCAACATATGGCTATTAAAAGCATGTTGGAAAGTGATTATTTTTTAGGAGTATGGTCTCGCGGTATGAGTAAAAGTTATACAACTGGAATTTATGCCGTTTTAGACGCTATTTTGAATCAAGGAGTTGAAACAGGTATTCTTTCCAGATCTTTCCGGCAATCTAAAATGATTTTTAAAAAAATCGAAGATATCGCTGCAAAGCCAGAAGCTTATTTACTAAAGCAATGTATTACTCACGTTTCAAAAAGTAATGATGAGTGGGTAATGGAAATAGGCAAAAGCCGTATTCGAGCACTACCCTTGGGTGATGGTGAAAAACTGCGAGGTTTCCGTTTTCATCGCATTATTATTGACGAGTTCCTGTTGATGCCTGAACGCATTTATAATGAAGTTATAGTGCCATTTTTGTCCGTTGTACAGAACCCTACACAAAGAGAAGAACTGTATCAAGCGGAGAATAATTTAATTAAGCAGGGCAAAATGGAAGAAAAAGATAGACATCAATGGCCGAATAACAAATTGATTGCTCTTTCTTCTGCCTCTTTTAAATTTGAATATTTGTATAAATTATATGAACAATATGAGAATCTAATTTTTAACCCTAAAAAAGGTGAAAGAACTCGTAGGTGTGTGATGCAATTTTCTTATGATTGTGCTCCTGTCCAGTTGTACGATCAAAATCTTATTAATCAAGCTAAAGCTACCATGAGTGAATCACAGTTCATGAGAGAATTTGGAGCTCAGTTTACTGATGATAGCTCTGGGTATTTTAAGATATCTAAAATGGCTTTATGTACCGTTCCAGATGGGGAACTTCCTTCTACAGAAGTAGTAGGGCGTTCTGATGCTGAATACATCGTGGCTGTTGATCCTTCTTGGTCAGAAACAGAATCTTCTGATGATTTTGCTATTCAAGTTCTAAAATTAAACCAAGAAA